GATCTAGTGGAACTTCAGGAACATCTGGTTCATCAGGAACTTCCGGTAGCTCAGGTTCAAGCGGAACTAGCGGTAGCTCAGGAACTTCAGGTTCTAGCGGTAGCTCAGGAACTTCCGGTTCAAGTGGTTCAAGCGGAACATCCGGTTCATCAGGAACTTCTGGTTCTAGCGGTAGCTCAGGAACTTCCGGTTCAAGTGGTTCAAGCGGAACATCCGGTTCATCAGGAACTTCCGGTAGCTCAGGTTCAAGCGGAACTAGCGGTAGCTCAGGAACTTCAGGTTCTAGCGGATCTTCTGGAACTTCAGGTAGCTCTGGTTCTTCTGGAACTTCAGGATCTTCTGGTTCATCAGGAACTTCCGGATCGTCAGGCACATCAGGTTCTTCAGGAACAAGTGGTAGCTCAGGTTCATCCGGTTCTTCTGGTACTTCAGGATCTTCGGGTTCAAGCGGTACATCTGGCTCAAGCGGAACTAGCGGTAGCTCAGGTACTTCTGGTTCTTCTGGTACATCAGGTTCTAGCGGATCAAGCGGTACATCTGGCTCAAGCGGTTCTTCAGGAACGTCTGGCTCAAGCGGAACATCAGGAAGCTCTGGATCTTCTGGAACTTCTGGTTCAAGTGGTTCTTCTGGAACTTCTGGTTCTAGCGGAACATCTGGATCTTCTGGAACAAGTGGTAGCTCAGGTACATCAGGTTCATCAGGTTCGTCAGGAACTTCTGGCTCTAGTGGTAGCTCGGGAACATCAGGCTCAAGTGGAACTTCAGGTTCATCGGGTACGTCAGGCTCTAGCGGTTCGTCAGGAACAAGTGGTTCTTCTGGATCAAGCGGAACTAGTGGTAGCTCAGGTACTTCAGGTACATCAGGTTCTTCTGGTACGTCAGGATCTTCAGGTTCTTCTGGAACTTCTGGTAGCTCGGGAACATCAGGTTCAAGTGGTTCTTCAGGTTCTAGTGGAACTTCAGGCAGCTCAGGTTCTTCAGGAACGTCTGGTTCTTCAGGTACATCAGGCAGCTCAGGCACATCAGGTTCTAGTGGTAGCTCAGGTACGTCTGGCTCTAGCGGTAGCTCAGGAACTAGCGGCAGTTCAGGTTCGTCAGGAACAAGTGGAAGCTCGGGAACTTCAGGTTCATCTGGTACATCAGGTTCTTCAGGATCAAGTGGTAGTTCAGGTTCGTCTGGAACATCAGGTTCTTCAGGATCAAGTGGTAGTTCAGGTAGCTCAGGTTCTTCTGGGACATCAGGTTCAAGCGGTACATCTGGTTCTTCAGGGACAAGTGGAAGCTCAGGTTCTTCAGGTACTTCTGGTAGCTCAGGATCAAGTGGAACGTCAGGTTCAAGTGGAACGTCAGGTTCAAGCGGAGCATCTGGAGCAAGCGGAACCTCAGGAACATCAGGTTCTTCCGGCTCAAGCGGAACTTCAGGATCAAGCGGTTCTTCTGGAACTTCAGGATCAAGCGGTTCTTCTGGAACTTCAGGTTCAAGCGGTTCTTCTGGAACTTCCGGTTCGTCAGGAACATCAGGATCAAGCGGTACATCGGGTTCTTCTGGAACTTCTGGATCTTCTGGTTCAAGTGGAACTTCCGGTAGCTCAGGCTCATCTGGTACATCAGGTTCTTCTGGAACATCAGGTTCATCAGGTTCAAGTGGAACAAGTGGATCATCAGGTTCAAGCGGAACTTCAGGTTCAAGTGGAACAAGCGGTAGCTCAGGCACATCAGGTTCAAGCGGTTCTTCTGGAACTTCTGGATCTTCAGGTATAAATGGTACATCCGGTTCTTCTGGTACTTCAGGTAGTTCAGGATCATCTGGGACTTCTGGTTCTAGTGGTTCTTCTGGAACTTCAGGATCTTCAGGTATAAATGGTACATCCGGTTCTTCTGGTACTTCAGGTAGTTCAGGATCATCTGGGACTTCTGGTTCTAGTGGTTCTTCTGGAACTTCAGGTTCTAGCGGTTCTTCAGGAACTAGCGGATCAAGCGGTTCTTCTGGTACGTCTGGTAGCTCAGGTTCTTCAGGTACAAGCGGTAGCTCAGGCACATCAGGTTCAAGCGGTTCGTCAGGAACTAGCGGTAGCTCAGGCTCATCAGGAACGAGTGGTAGCTCAGGTACATCTGGTTCGTCAGGTTCAAGTGGAACATCCGGTTCAAGTGGAACATCTGGTAGCTCAGGTACATCAGGCACATCAGGATCGTCTGGTTCTTCAGGAACTAGTGGTTCATCAGGTATAAGTGGTACATCAGGTTCGTCAGGAACATCAGGTTCAAGCGGTTCTAGCGGAACTTCTGGATCTTCTGGAAGCTCAGGCACTTCAGGTTCTTCTGGAACATCTGGCTCAAGCGGTTCTTCTGGAACTAGTGGTTCATCAGGCTCTTCAGGAACTAGCGGATCTTCTGGATCAAGTGGAACTTCAGGTTCAAGTGGAACTTCAGGCTCTTCTGGAACTAGCGGTAGTTCAGGTTCTTCTGGAACGTCTGGTTCAAGCGGTTCTTCTGGAACTTCTGGTTCTTCTGGAACAAGTGGTAGTTCAGGTTCGTCAGGAACATCAGGTTCAAGTGGTTCTAGTGGAACTTCTGGATCTTCAGGAACTTCGGGTTCTAGTGGTACATCAGGTTCTTCAGGTTCAAGCGGAACATCTGGTAGCTCAGGTTCTTCAGGTACTTCTGGTTCTTCAGGTTCTTCTGGAACTTCTGGTAGCTCGGGAACGTCAGGTTCTTCAGGCTCAAGCGGAACATCTGGTTCTAGCGGTAGCTCGGGAACTTCTGGATCAAGTGGAACTTCAGGATCAAGCGGTTCTTCTGGAACTTCTGGTTCATCCGGTTCAAGCGGAACGTCTGGTTCTTCTGGAACTTCAGGATCATCAGGTTCTTCTGGAACATCTGGTAGCTCAGGTTCAAGCGGTACAAGCGGTAGCTCAGGCACATCAGGCTCTTCAGGCTCAAGTGGTACTTCCGGTAGTTCAGGTTCTTCAGGAACAAGCGGTAGCTCAGGCACATCAGGTTCTTCAGGCACATCAGGTTCAAGTGGATCAAGCGGAACAAGCGGTTCGTCAGGTTCTTCTGGAACTTCGGGTTCTTCAGGTAACTCGGGAACTTCAGGTTCTTCAGGAACATCCGGCTCTAGCGGAAGCTCTGGTACATCAGGCTCATCTGGATCTTCCGGTACTTCAGGTTCTTCAGGTAACTCAGGAACAAGTGGTTCGTCTGGAACGTCCGGTTCTTCAGGAACTTCTGGTTCAAGCGGTTCTTCTGGAACTAGCGGAAGCTCAGGTAGTTCAGGGACATCTGGTAGCTCAGGTACATCCGGCTCAAGTGGTTCTTCTGGAACTTCAGGTTCTTCAGGTAACTCCGGGACTTCAGGTTCTTCAGGAACATCAGGTTCTTCGGGAACAAGCGGTAGCTCAGGCTCATCAGGTACAAGCGGTTCAAGCGGTTCTTCTGGAACTTCTGGTTCAAGCGGTAGCTCAGGAACTTCAGGTAGCTCAGGAACATCAGGTTCTAGTGGTTCTTCTGGAACAAGCGGAAGTTCAGGCTCAAGCGGAACATCAGGTTCTTCAGGAACAAGCGGAAGTTCAGGCTCAAGCGGAACATCAGGATCTTCAGGAACAAGTGGAAGCTCCGGCTCATCAGGCACATCAGGATCGTCTGGTTCTTCAGGAACTAGCGGTTCTTCAGGAATAAGTGGTACATCAGGTTCTTCTGGAACTTCTGGTAGCTCAGGTTCAAGTGGAACTTCGGGCTCAAGTGGTTCAAGTGGAACTTCAGGTTCTTCAGGTAGCTCAGGAACATCAGGTTCTTCTGGCTCAAGCGGTTCTTCTGGTACTTCAGGCTCTTCAGGTAACTCAGGAACAAGTGGTTCTTCTGGTACATCAGGTTCTTCGGGATCTAGTGGTTCTTCCGGCTCAAGCGGAACATCAGGCTCTAGTGGTTCTTCAGGAACTTCAGGTTCTTCAGGAACTTCAGGTTCTTCAGGAACTTCAGGCTCAAGTGGTTCTTCTGGAACAAGCGGAAGCTCTGGGTCTTCTGGAACATCAGGCTCTAGCGGTTCTTCAGGAACTTCAGGTTCTTCTGGTAACTCTGGAACAAGCGGATCTTCTGGAACTTCAGGTTCTAGCGGTTCAAGCGGAACTAGCGGTTCTTCTGGTTCTAGTGGAACTTCAGGTTCTTCTGGTAACTCTGGAACATCCGGTAGCTCAGGTACATCTGGTTCTTCTGGCTCTAGTGGAACATCAGGTTCAAGTGGTTCTTCGGGTACTTCAGGTTCTTCAGGTAATTCAGGAACATCCGGTAGCTCAGGTTCAAGTGGTACATCAGGTTCAAGTGGATCTTCTGGAACGTCCGGTTCAAGTGGAGTATCTGGTACGTCAGGTTCTTCTGGAACATCAGGATCAAGTGGTTCTTCTGGAACATCTGGTTCTTCAGGAACATCAGGTTCTAGTGGAGCATCGGGTACATCCGGTTCAAGCGGTTCTTCTGGAACTTCAGGCTCAAGTGGTACATCTGGATCAAGTGGAGTAAGCGGAGCAAGTGGAACATCTGGTTCAAGCGGTTCTTCTGGAACTTCAGGTTCAAGCGGAGCAAGCGGAACATCAGGTTCGTCAGGTTCAAGTGGAACTTCTGGATCTTCCGGTAGCTCAGGTACTTCAGGCTCGTCCGGCTCAAGCGGTACATCAGGTTCTTCAGGTTCTTCTGGAACTTCAGGTTCTTCAGGTAACTCAGGAACAAGCGGAAGCTCAGGAACATCAGGTTCATCAGGTTCTTCTGGAACATCCGGTTCAAGCGGAACTTCTGGATCTTCCGGTAGCTCAGGTACTTCAGGCTCGTCCGGCTCAAGCGGTACATCAGGTTCAAGTGGAGCAGCTGGTTCTCCAGGTACGTCAGGTTCTTCAGGAACTTCAGGTTCAAGTGGATCAAGCGGAACATCAGGTTCAAGCGGAGCAGCTGGATCACCGGGTACATCAGGTTCTTCAGGTTCTTCTGGAACATCAGGTTCAAGTGGAGCAGCTGGTTCTCCAGGTACGTCAGGTTCTTCAGGAACTTCAGGTTCTAGTGGAGGAGCTGGTGCAGCAGGTACGTCAGGTTCTTCAGGAACAAGTGGATTACAACAATTATATGTTGGAAACACCGCGCCTCCAGGCGGATATCCAGGACCGTTTAACAATAGGGATCTATATATTGATACTGTCGCAAACCGTGTATACCAATACAATGGCGCAACATGGAGCGTAATATCTCCGTTCTATGGAACGTCTGGAACAAGTGGTGTAAGTGGAACTTCAGGTTCAAGTGGTGTAAGTGGAACTTCAGGTTCAAGTGGTGTAAGTGGAACTTCAGGTTCAAGTGGAGCAGCTGGAGCACCAGGTACATCAGGTACGTCAGGTTCAAGTGGAGCATCCGGTACTTCAGGTAGTTCAGGTACTTCTCCAGCAGGCGGAGGAGGTGTAGGTCTAAGCAACAATATCGATAATTATGTCGTTACTGCAACTGGTACTTCTCCAGAATTAAATGGAGAACAGAATCTACAATTCGACGGAACCACTCTTTCTCAGGAACTACCTGCAATAGCAAGCCTTGGCACTGAGACACCGCTTGGCGGATTTGCATCAGTAATCAATATAGTAACTCTTGCTAATTACACTGCAGACAATTATACTGGCGAAACCATGGTCGGTTGGAGTGATGACGCCATTAAAAAGCATGATCTAGTCGTAATGGACGGATTCACACAAGGTAATGGTAATATGGAGCCTAACTGGTATAAAGCAGACGCAACTGGTACAAACCGCCCTAGGTCTGAAAACATGTTAGGTATTGCGCTAAATGATGCAAACCAAGGACAACAAGTACACGTGTTGCTGTTTGGCTTTGCTCAAAACGAACAGTGCAATGGAAATGGTTATATTAATGGCAAGCCTATGTACATGCAGACTACACCAGGTGAGATCGATATAGTTCCGCCAACTGGCTCAGGTGAATATGTCAGAATTATCGGTTACGTATTCTCAATGGACTGGCCAATATTAAGATTCTGGCCGGATAACACTTGGGTTAGATTGCCTTAAAAAATGGAATATAAATGGCTAAGGTAAACATTAACGGAGTAGACTTAAGCAACGGAGTTGAACTAAGCGGGGCCTCTCTCCAAAACAGCTCAAATGTGATCGGCGTCGACTTAACTGGTGTTAGTGGCGGCGGTGACTCTTATGTGGTTGTGCTATTCGGAATGATTCCAGGCAATGGAGGATTCTTGGATGTTGGTTCGGCATGCTCAACCAATAAAAACGGAATACCAGTTGACCCGGGCAGATTGTATATTGACGACGGCTTTTCTGGAATATGGCTCGATGCCGAAGTATCTATGCCGTTTGAAAACTTACAGCAGGGCCAATACTATTACGTTGAGTCAGACTCGGAAATAGGCGGATATTCTTTCCAGTATGACGGTGGAGGAATGATTGCTAGGTTTACCCCTTGCGAATAAAACCTGATGAGGACCTTGAGTATAAGCTTATAAACACCCTATTCTGTGTCAAAGTTAAAACTCAAGGTCCACACATCTTTTATTGGCAATACCGGTTATAATAATCATGCTCAATCATTTTTCACAAAATTAGCAGAGAGGCTTCCTCTTGAAATCCGAAACTACACAGTAGGATCTTCGTGGGAGGGTATGTCTGACGAACCTCATAATGGTGAGGCGTATATGACAGATCAGATCAAGTCTTTACTTGTTGAGCAATCTCTATGGAATGGAGATCGTACTCTTAGCGATCATAAAGTATATCAATCTTGGCCAAACCTCGGCCAGACTCATGTCGACCTAATTCTAAACGAAACTAATCATCATTACTTTTATCACAATTACGATAATTACAAGATTGCCTATAACGTTTGGGAATCAACGCTACAGCCATCAGAGTTCTTTGATAAGTTATTAGAATTTGATGAAGTTTGGGTTCCGTCTAAATGGCAACGAGATTGCACAGTCAAACAGGGCTACCCAGCTGATAAAATATTTGTAATCCCAGAAGGAGTTGATATTGAGACATTCTTTCCTGAAAATGTCGTTCATCCATTAACCGGAGAAGACCGATTTACATTCGGCCTATTCGGTCGTTGGGATTACCGCAAATCTACAACCGAAATAGTTAGAGCTTTCTTGGAAGAATTTTCAGCGGACGAACCTGTAGATCTAATCTTATCTGCTGATAATCCATGGGGCTTTAGTGCAGACGGTTGTCAAACAACCGAAGAGCGCTTAGCAAAATACGAATTCAAAGACGACCGTATTAAAGTATTACACATGCCGCCAAGAAAAGAGTACGTTGACCTAATCAAGTCAGTTAACGTATTTGTATCATGTGCGCGTAGTGAAGGCTGGAATCTGCCACTAATCGAGGCAATGGCTTGCGGAACTCCATCAATCTATTCAGAGTGCTCAGGCCAAATGGAGTTTGCTGAAGGCAAAGGTATTCCAGTCAAAATTGTTGGCGAACGCTCAGCGCTTGGCTCAGCGGAAGATAAACCGACCGTAACTACTGCAGATATCGTTGGCAATTATTATGAGCCTGATTTTAACGACTTACGTAGAGCAATGAGAGATGCCTACTTAAATTATAAATCACATAAGGAGAAGGCGCTAGCTGATGCTCAAAAGATCCATCAAGATTTTAACTGGGATAGAGTTGCACGGCTTGCAGCTGATCATATTGATGAACGTTCAAGTCACATCAGAGAGGTGAATCTAAAGCGTGCAAAAGACTTGACTATTAACTATCATTTCGTAAATGGACCACACGTAGAGATAACTGGGGGAGCCCCAGGCGAATACTTAGTTGAGTTTATTAATAAGAAAACTGGCAAGGTCGAGCACAAGGACACAATCACCCGTAATATGTGGGTCAAGTCAAATAAGCGATACTATATTGATTGGAGAGTTAAGGTAACTCACAAAGAAAGCGGTCAACTTGTCCTAGACGAGTCAATTAGCCTAAAAGATCGTAGAGTCTATATTTCAGTAGATTCATCTTCTCTTGGCGATAGTTTGGCCTGGTTTCCAGCAGTTGAAGAGTTTCGTAAGAAGCACGGTTGCAAGGTAATTTGTTCAACTCATCTAAACCAACTTTTTGAAAAACAGTATCCGGAAATTGAGTTCATTAAACCTGGCGATGTTGTTGATAATATTGTTGCAATGTACAATATTGGCTGGTATTACGATCAAGATCATAAAATTGATCTAAACCGAAACGTCAAAGAAGTCAAGGATCAGGCAATGCAAAAATGTGCATTTGATATCTTGGGTCTTGAGTATAAAGAGACTAAACCTCTACTTGCGATTCCAAAGGTTGAAAAGAAAAAACAGATCGCAATCGCAATTCACGGCACATGCCAAGCAAAATACTGGAATAATCCAGACGGCTGGCAAGAAGTAGTTGACTGGTGTAAGGAAACCGGTTATGAAGTAGTGCTGGTGTCAAGAGAAGAAGATGGCTTCATGGGTAATTCTCATCCAACTAGCGTTCGCAAATTAGCGTCAGGTCCAATCGAGAATGTCATTCGTGAACTTGAAGAGTCTCAAGTCTTTGTAGGAATTGGTAGTGGACTAAGCTGGTTGGCTTGGGCAACCACGACCCCACTTGTCCTTATTTCAGGATTCTCGTATGATTACACCGAAACGGTTGAGAACACTCATAGAGTTTGTGCACCAGCCGGCAAATGTTCAGGCTGTTTCAATACTCACAAGCTTGATCCGGCTGATTGGAACTGGTGTCCAGTACACAAAGGAACTCACCGAATGTTTGAGTGCTCTAGAACAATCAAAACATCAACGGTAATTGATAAAATAAAGACCGCTCTCGGCCTCATATAGATAATTCTGTATGATACTTAATTCTAGACAGAACAGCTTTTTAGTTAATTTACCGCAAGATTTCTTTAATGATGCGGTCAATGCGAAGTATGAGAAATACTATCGTAATCTGTTATTGCCGTATAAATCAATTTCAGATTTTATGGCATCAACTATTCAGAGCGTAACCTTTCCTGGATTAACAAGCCAATTGCCGACTCAGACCAGAACTCTTGGTAAAATACAAGAAGTTCAATCTTCAAAGCCCATTGCTGACATGTTTAATAGGGATCTTAAATTAACTTTTAAGTTAACTGATGCCTACTTAAACTATTTCATCATGATGGATACGTTACTTAATTACCTTGAGCCTGCAAACACAAGCGAAAAGAATACAGGCAATTCGTTGGGTCAAGCTCTAACAAATAGTCCAATCAGACACGGCAACCATCCGTATTTTAGCCCGATCAGATTAACTCTTTTAAATAATGAAGGGTATGGAGTAAGTTCAATTATCTTTAACCGACCAATGATTACTCAAATGAGTGCAATAACTCTATCGTACTCGTCAGTTACTCCACAATTTCAGACATTTACTGTAGATTTTAAGTATTTCAATTTTGATTTGGAATTGGAATTTGATTAACTGATTCCACCTGGAACCACAAGACCTTCTTCATCCAATTTAGCACGATATTCGTCAAGAATAGTCTTCATGTCTAATTTAGGATTCTTCTCAAGCAAGGTGAGAGTCTTTTCGTAAGTATTCCATTGTTGATACGGATAGACTTTACCAAATAAGATCAACGAAATTTGATCAAGGTCGTCGGTTAACTTTTGGCGATCCATAATCTTATAATTAATCTTCTTCATCTCTTTCGTGAATTGATAGAGACCGTCAGGTCGAAGCATATAACCTTTAAAATGAGTTAACACACCGTCTTTTTCAATCTTATCAAACTTCATAGAATCTAGCGCACAAAAGATCAAAAAGACACGATGCTTTGTTGAATACCGTTCTTCATCAGTTGATTTATAGAACAAATCGTTTACATCACGGTTGGTGTCCATCGGCCTAACGAACATATCAAATTGAACAAAATGCTCTGGTGAAATTTCAAATTTAACGGACACAATATTAAATCCATAAAATATCTTGGTTTCGTATCCTGCTTCTTGAACTTTTGCTGAGATCTCAGGAAGAGTTAAGTCAGAATAGAATAGAGTATCTAGATCACCAGATACTTCTTTTTGTTTCCATGAACCAATTAATTCAAGTTCAGCTTTGCCAAATACATTTGACATTGCATCTTGGAATTTAGCAAAAGCCGGTTCAACCGCGCCACGATCAAGGCTTTGTGCATCAGGAAAAGCGTTACCGCCTTCAGTAATTGTAAATGTTTTAAATTCTAATAAGTACTTCATTAAATGATAGGTGTATTTTGATCAACCCAACTGCTTGTCATATTATTTCCAGTATCGTCCTTTTTATTGATATTAACTCTTTCCATAACATTTGTGCTAAGCCTCTTAGAACTCTGCTCAAAGCTTGGGAAATAGGTCTCAACATCAATTGAAAGACTCACATTGATCTTGTTATTTTCATTCATTGTAAATTTGTAAACCTTGTCAACCGTTTCATTTGTTGGAAACTGGAATTGAGCCGGAATACGAACTCCATTGTATTGAAAATACATTACACGATTTGCGTAATTAATGTCTAACATTCTCTCAGCAATCTTGAATGCTTTATTTAAGTTATCGCAAATAATCTTTACGTCAAACTTAACTGACATTGGTAGAGAATAGAGTTGAGCAGAATATCCAGTTAAAACGTTTTGATCGTTTGGTCCGCGTTCCAATTCGGAGTACTGTCCACGAATGAATCGATTTGTAATATCTGATGATTTTACCTGAAATGATCCTAGGGTAACAATTCCTCTTGGAATAATATCGTAAGTGCCTTCGGCTACTGGGATTTGACAGTTGTCTGGGAGTCCAATATAAAAATCCTTTAAGAAACCCTCATCAGTTCCAAAATTATAGAGAAATGGAACAGAGAATGTCTCTTTATGATCGTCTCTAGACAGAGAAAGTGTCATTGATCCATTCAGGAGATCAAGTAGAGCTATTGTTAAATTCCTTAAAAAAATATCGTCGGTGTTAAGTGCCTTCATACTCTTATTTATCAATCAGGCTGTCTAAAAAGAAAAGGCTTCCGTAATGGAAGCCTTTAAGACATGGTGGAGGTGACGGGAGTCGAACCCGTGTCCGCAAGATTTTCGAGTAAACTCTCGTTCACACGCTTAGTCCCATTTTCTAACTGGACCAACTATCTCATTCTTTAACGACTTAGAGCTAAAAGTCGGTAACGGTTAGACTTGGCCGCTACGCCATGCTGGTTTTGCAACTTTGGTTCGGTCAAGCAGTTGCCGCTTGGTTACTTATGCAGCTAAAAGCTCTTCAGTAACCGGAGTGCTAACGCCAGCGTTAACTAGGCTCCAGAAGTTAGTGTTTCCACTTATCGTTTTGATACGTTTTAGCGAGTCTTAGCATCATCCTCGGCGTGCGAGCATACTTGAACCATCCGCGTCAAATCCAAGCACCCCCATGTAGTATAAAAGTATTATACTAAAAGTATTTATCCAAGGTCATGGTTTTGCAAAGAAAAGATTGGGCTGATAAATAATCAAAAAGAAGTCCGTTACCGATGGCAAACCTATCAAGTCAAAATACATCACTTAGACTCTTCACGAGCCTAAAGATCCGAATAAACGATATCTTGGGAGAATCAATCACATTCTTGCAGAATCGTTTCAAGCAGGCAAAGACCATCTTTACGGCAGCTTCGCCATTTGGTCAGTTGTTGATTGTTTTTGAAAACTTAAGCCAATTAATATTTTATTATATTGAAGACTCAATTACTGAGTTGAATATCAATGAGGCAACTCGACCATCTTCAATCTATTCATTAGCAAGTTTAGCAGGCCACAATCCAAGCCGTGCAATTGGCGCAACTGCCCAGATCAGAGTAGTTAGAAAACCTGGAATAACTCCACCCGTTAATAAAGCCCTATTAAACGATCTGTTCAAGGTAACTTGCGATAATAACGGCCTAACCTACGTTATTGAATTACCGCAAGATGAAATCCGATTAAACTTGACAGGCAATGAACCCCCAACAGTTTTTAGCCTGCGACAAGGTCAAATTGAGACCCAAACTTTTACTGGAAAGGGCCAAGCTCTTGAGAGTTACCAGTTAGGTTTTCCAAATAATTACTACATCGATAATTTTAAGGTTAAGGTGTATGTCAATGGAGAACAATGGACCAAATACGAGTCAATGTTAGACATGCCTCGCGGCGGAAAAGGTTTCATTGCTAAAACCGGGATAACTAATGGATTAGACATCTATTTTGGAAACGGTTCATTTGGTAAAATTCCAGCAGCCGGTTCTGAAATCGTTGTTGAATACTTAGTATCAGAGGGTGCTGGCGGAAATATCATAATTGATAATCCAAGTCAAGTATTCTTTACTTTCGCTGAGACTGCATTTTCTCCAATCGGAGAAGAGATAAACCTTAATGAATATTTTGATATTTACACAGTAAGTCCACCAAGTTTTGGTGTTGATCCTGAAGAGATTGCCTTAACTCGATTAATCGCGCCAAAAGCATCAAAGAATTTTGCATTAGTTAACGTTGATAATTACGAAGTTCTACTTCACAAAATGCAGATGTTCTCAACCATTAGAGTTTTCCTAGATGAGTTAGACGCAAGAATGATTAACTTATTTCTTGTGCCAGACGTTTCGCAAATGTTTAAAACCGGAACTGACTATTTTAACTTGGCTCTATCCAAATTCACGTTAACTCAATTTCAAAAAAATGAGCTTCTAAAATACATTGAACGCTCTGGAACAAAAATGATTTCAAGTGAAATTAATTTGCTGGATCCAGTTATTACTAAATACGTGCTAAACATCAGCGTTATTGCATTTGACGATGTTTCAAATGATATTATTAAGTCAGATATTTCAGACGCAGTCGGCAACTACTTTATTAAACTTAACCGAAACGACCGTGTTCCAAAGAGTGATCTAATTAAAATAGTTGAGGAGGTAAATGGTGTTGACTCAGTGAGCATCACAATACTATCTGAACTGAATGAGGTTGCTTTTACGGAAAGGCCGAATAGACGTGAAACTGATAGAGTTGGACTAGACGAATTTAATGATATTATAATTAAATCAGCCGAATTCCCAGTAATCAGAGGAGGTTGGTCCGATCGAAACGGTAATGCATATCAAACTGGACTATCTGACGGCTCGTTAGGTGCACTAAATATTGAAATTAAATCACAGAAAGTAGTTCGTAAAAAATTAGGAATCGTATAATGATAAGAAATTCTCTCTACTGGACAATATACAATCGCAAGGACAAACGCCTGCATCTGGGTTTTAAGTACAAAGACTCAATTCTAAAGAAGACTTTGTCTAACCAAATGTTTGGTGCAAATCCAATACTAGACGGCTTCATGAGCTATCTTGAAACCTACATTTACGAACACATTGAAGCAGTTAAGCAGATCAAAATATTTGCTAATCCTGCACTAGATAAAAACGAAAACCGCATAAACTAATATTATATGAGTCAAGTATTCGATAAGCAAAAGAAAGCTCAAATCAAAAGTGAGTTAGAGGATCTCCTACGAGGTTACTCAACAGGTCCAAATGGAGAAGACGATATCGTTGACGAGCAGCTTGGAGAAATCGCAGCAGCCCCGCCGTTAGATTTCGTTGAGATGAACTCTCAATTTGAAAAACAGGCAAAGGATATTACTGGATCAATGTTAAAGTTCTATGTTGATCTAGGTGTTCTAGACAAACATGATTACTTACGTCAAAAACAGAATCTAGATAATACAAATATCCAAAATATTTTCTTTCAGTTAAAGACGATTCGAATGGCAATTGAAAAAATTGCCGAGGAGATTAATCAAGGTAATGCCCACCCTCGTCTATTTGAGGTATTTGGTCAATTACAAGATAAGCTGACAACAGTTATTAAAACTCAAGCAAACTATATCTTATTCCTGGAAGATACTTATAAAAAGATGCATAGTGATATTGAACAAAAGTCGTCTGGTGGATCTGGTTCAGTAACTCCGTTACTTGCCTCAACTAGCGATTACTACATCACAGCAGGAACAAAAAATTTAATTAAAGAGATAACGGCTGAAGAGGTTGAAGATGAAGAGGACTCTCGACACTTAACCCACCCCGGTAGAAAAACTGAAGTAATGAACGAACGTGGACTCACCGATGTAATAAAGCCTGAAGAATCTCCAGAAGATTTTTCAGATGACGTTAACTCACTGATATGAAAGATTTTCTAACAAACGCAGGCGGGTCCTCTAGGATTAAGCTATCAAATCTTGATCAAGAGAATAACGCAATCTGGACGACAGCCAAAGTAGACCAACTACTTGAAGATTTCGAAAACGGCTTAATTGACGTTAAGACAATCAAGAATTCCCCATTTAAAGATAATGATCCTGTCTGGAAGAAAGCGAATATCGTTTTCGAATACACGCCAGAAGAGATAGACGAGATTAAGCGATGTAAAGCTGATCCAGTTTATTTTGCTAGCAAGTACGCGCAGGTAATGACAGAAGAGGGAATTCAGCAAATCACGCTTCGAGACTATCAAGAAGAGATTATTAGATCGTTTAAGAATAATCGTTTTAACTGCTTGATGGCAAGTCGTCAGATCGGTAAGACAGTTATGTCTGGCGTATTCGTTGCATGGTACCTACTATTCCATACCGATAAAAACGTATTAGCGGTAGCCAATATCGCGTCTACTACCAAAGAGGTACTTGATAAAATCAAGTCAGTATTCGAGAACTTACCGTTCTTCCTAAAACCTGGTTGCATTTCAAATAACGTAATGTCCATGAAATTTGATAATGGGTGTCGTTTAATTGGTCGTACTACTACCAAAAATACTGGTATTGGTTTTACGATTCACGTACTATACATAGATGAGTTTGCTCACATCAATCCATCGTACCTTGACTTCTTTTATCGAGCAATTTATCCTACTATTTCAGCCTCATCCAATTCCAAGATTATAATAACCTCAACTCCAAATGGAATGAACCGTTTTTATGAAATCTACATGGACGCTCTCGAGCAAAAGAACGCATACGTTCCGCTAAGAGTGGACTGGTGGCAGGTGCCAGGTCGTGATGATGCTTGGAAGAAGATGACAATTGCAAACTTGGGGTCAGAAGAAGATTTTAATCAAGAATATGGATTACAGTTTTTCTCATCTGATAAGCTCTTATTACCGTCAAAGGATCTTAAAAAGATCTTTAATCTCCGCACAGACTACGTCATCCCAGAATGGTCCCAAACTCCAGATAGATTGGAACTATTAGACGGAATTTCAGTTCACCCTAACTTCAACAAGTTAAGCCCAGATGACATTAAGGCTGATCCCAGCTATTATGTAATTTCGGTAGATACAGCCGATGGACTGAGTCGAGACTTTTCAGTAGTTAACGTGTTTAAGTTCGTTGCACTACCTATCAAAATGTTGGAACAGGTAAAAGACTTTATTAAAAATGAAACTGATATCTTTGCGCTAGTGCAAGTTGCAACGTTCCGAACCAATAAAAAAGATATTAACGAATTCTGCAATTCGCTAGAGCATATTATATTCAACATATTTAATCCAGACAAGGTTAGGATGCTAATTGAATTAAATCATAAGGGCGAGTATGTGATGGACAAAATCACAAAAAACGAAGCCTATTGGAACGGCATGCTAGTCTTTTCAAAGCATACTGAATCTGCTCAAGCCTGGAAACCTGGCCTAAAATTAACAATGACAAATAAGATAAAATTCTGCGAGAGATTTAAGTATCTTGCAGCAGTTAATAAGATCTTGCCAAATGAATTTAAGACAATTCACGAACTTGGATCATTCGGTAAATCATCAAACGGTTCATATCGCAGCCAAAGTGGTAATGACGATTTGGCGATGACTTGCGTAAACACATCATCGTTCTTTGAGTCTCCAAACTTCTGGGAGATTGCAAATGAAGAACTTGACAATCAGCCAAAAGAATATTTAGCAGAAGTCTACTCAAGGTTCCTAAATGAAGTATATTTAGCTAAAGATTCCAAGTACGATTTTGATACACTAAGAAATCTAAATCAGTCAGGCGTAGCAAAGAGGCCGTCAACTGCACAGCAGGCAGATTCCAGCTACGTTGACTATTACAAGGAGACTTTACAAAAATTCTATGGAAATACGTAAATGAAGAAGATAGATGAGGTCCGAAATTACCTGGACAATAAACACAGTATTTTTAGTCAAATCGTTGATGCAATAGATAGTGCTCATAAAAAAGGAGCTCCACGAATCTACATCAAAAAGTTGCAGATAATGGAAGAAGCACTGGATGTAATTGCAAATAGAGAAGATTGGCCAGACTGTCTTGAAAAGGCCCTTGCTCTATTTGAAAGTCTGGAAGATTACGAAGCATGTCAACGTTGCAAAGATCTACAAGTCAAAATACAAACACCAATTAAAAAAACCAAAAGAAATGTCAAATAGACCAGCTAAAAAATCACAACGACAATCAGTCACTGAAATCACAGAGAAAGATTTACGCTCAGTAACTCTTAAACCATCTCAACAGAAGTACTTAAATCAAATTTTGTCTAATGACATAACTTTTTGTTATGGACCTGCTGGGACAAGTAAAACATTTACAGCATGTCTGGCTGCACTAAACCTCTATATTTCGGGCAAAATCAAAAAGATCATCCTATCTAAACCCATTCAAGAATCTGGAGAAAAATTAGGATTCTTACCTGGTGAAATCAAGGATAAAATTGACCCATTCATGGAAAGTTACCGATCGAATTTGGTAAAAATATTACATGATCCAAACCTGGTTAATTGGCTCGAAGGCGCTGGCGTTATTGAATTTAGACCGCTTGCCTACATGAGAGGCGCTACTTTTGATAATTGCTTAATGATTTTAGATGAGGCTCAGAATGCTGATTTTAAACAACTGATGTTGTTTTTAACCCGAATGGGCAAGGATTCTAAAACTTTAATTTGCGGAGATGTAAGCCAATATGACATCAATAAGAGTAAAGTAGCTTTACCTGATTTTATCAAATTAATGACAGGTATAAATGGAATAGGAATACATCAATTTGGAGACGAAGATATTGTTCGTAATAAAATCTTGGTGCAAATCACAGAACGCTACGAAAAATGGAAAGACGAAAACCCTAATCATAAATTCTTTAAGTAAAAAATAACTACATGACGTCATACGACTTAATTAACAAACAGCTCAACGATGAGATGCAATCACTTGCCGAAAAAATTAAAGCCGGCGAGTACACCGAAAGAGATAGAAATAGACTAGCCTCTATTATGTATCCAAAATTAAAATATTTCATCTGGAAATTTTTTAATGACCCGGACGAAACCGAAGAGGTTCTACATAATACTCTCTTTAAAATATTTAAAGGATTGGCTTCGTATAACGATAATTTCAGATTCACAACTTGGATCTATACAATCGCAAAGAACGAATCTCTATTGCATAAACACAAATTGCAAAAGCAATGGGCCGTTCGTTTAGATAATATGCTTTCGCCTCCAGCAATTGAAGATGATTCAGCTTTCAATTTCGATAAAGAGATTTACCTAGATTCACTGTACAACATGACCCAAATGGAAATGGCCGCTCTGCCTGACTGTATTGAAAAGTCAATTCTAATAGACAAGGAGATTCATTTAATGAAAGGTAACGAAATTGCTGAAAAGTACAGCATGAACCTGAATACCGTTAAAACCAAAATCAGAAAGGCTCGTAAAATGGTAAAAGACAGAGTTCTTGAAAAAAATCCTCAAATGCGAGATAACTTAGAACAATATTTTTAATTATGGGACTACTTAACTTACTTAATCCGAAAACGTTCTACGAAACGTTTATGCAAATTGTTAAAAACATTGCAAATCGTAATTTCTATCGAAAAACAATGAAGACTCTGGAGAAAAACGGTTCTCTTAAACAGCTCGGTATGCGATTAGACATGCGCCATCGTGCATATTATGTTTTAAATCTTGAGCCTGAGACCCTAATGATGGGAATGGAAACTCTCGAGCTTGAAAAGAGCCGAGTGCTCGAGTCAATTTCTTTTAAGAAGAGCACATTTGAGACAGCTGGCCTTGCTGAATTAATCGAAGCTCAGACTGACCGTATAAAAACCGAAGAATATTACGCATATCTTATTCAAATCAAATATCGTAAGATCTCTAATTGGCTAGACTCTGTGTACGTTATCACATGGGCAGCAATTGCCACGTTTTTAATCTACTGGATCGTACAGGGAGCACTTAATTATCAGGCAATTGCTACGGTAATTGACAACTTATTGCACCGAAAATAAATAAATAACTAAAAAGACGTTTTAAAATGATGAATTTTGTAAACAAACACTTTAATAAAATTGTACTAGGTTTACTTCTAGTAATTTTTGTACAGCAATGTGGTAACTCAAGTCGAATTTCAAAAATTGAAAAACAGGAGAAAATCACAAATACTCAACTTGACTCTATGTGCACAAGCAAAGAGCTTAACAAGTATTTGGAGATCGAAGGTCTGAAAGCTGAAAAGCGCATGATTCAATCAACTGATCGTAAAATCCTAGATGTTAATCGTCAAACCGAAATTGATAACGAGATCAAAAAATTAGAATCAGGTAAATAATGGGAAAGAAGACAACTGGCTATTTTATAATCGGTACCTTTGTTACACTTTATTTACTGGTTTCAGTAATTTCAACGATTCACGTAATTGAATTCTTTGAGCTGTCCAACCCAAGGTGGTTAGCCATAAGTTTAGCAATTGCATTTGAAGTGGGAGCAGCAGCATCCCTTGCTTCATTAATAACTCTTGAGAAAATGAATAAAGGAATCGTTTGGGGCCTTTTCATTATCTTAACTGCAATGCAAGCCATGGGTAATACCTATTATGCATTCACTCACCTACAAAATTTTCAAGGTTGGATCGAATTATTTGGGCTAGTTGACGAAGAGTTAATTTATCAAAAAAGAGTACTGTCAATTGTAAGTGGAGCGATTCTACCAATTGTTGCGCTAGGCTTTATTAAATCACTAGTCGACTATATTAAACCAGAAGATGCTGTAAAAGTTGGAGTAAATGATCAGATCACAGATGCTGTTACTCAGGCAATTGAGCCAGGAATCGATGTAATTATCGATGATGGTGGTATTTCTGAGGAGTTTGATTCAATGCAAGAACTATTTAATCAATACGAAGAACCTGAGCAGGCAGTAGAAGAGCCTCAGCCGGCTTCTGAACCCGAAGCTCTTGATATCGTATTGGACGTTACTCAACCTGCTGAAACGCCAACAACTAAAGCCGGCACTCGAATAGATAGATCTAGATCAATTGACGAATTAATAGCAAGAGGAATGCCAATAGCCGGCGCCTCAGGATTAAAGAAACCTTTCGATCCATAAAAAAAGTCTATCATGAATGTCGTACATTAAATATAATGATGATCCACTAGCTAGAAGAGTTAGCGATGCTTTTGCGAACTTATGCGCAGGTGATCCAACTAAAAAGGCTCTTAAGCTTCTTGACAGATGCTTTAGTATCTTTAATGGATCAAAAAAAGAGGCAAGTTTTTGCGAACTAGAAAATTTCATCTATCCAGTAGACAGCAGTCTCTCGATAGATTTTGAAGTTTGCGGAGAAGAAACTTTAGTCGTGTACGATAATGCAACTGATTCAATTCCATCATTCGGGCCATCTGGCACTCCATCTAATTATCCATTAGGGGAAGGACTAGAGTATATTCCATCAGACTCCGCAGACCCATCAAGCTCACCGTTGTATCACGTTATTCAAAATGACAAGAATTACGTTAGAGGTTGTATCTTATATGTAAAGTATCCAATCAAAGATAAACTCGGAGACGATACTCTACCTGCTGATCATGAGTGTAAACTCAAGTTCACAAACAGAGTAAACGAAGAATTTGAAGTTCCTCTACACCAATTTTTTGCTCATTTCGCAAACCCTGAAACTAGGGATGCCAACAGTCTAATAAATAAGATAGAGATAACCAATCCAAATGCTAACTTCAGTATTAAAGTTACAGGTATGATTATCTACACAAAAAGTAATAATGACCCAAGCGATTGCGCTTGTTAAAAATATAAAATAGAATGACACCAATCGCAAGATATTTAAGAACTCACACGAGTAGTGATAATGCAAACAACTACACGCCAACATTCACAGACGGGTCAGGTTTCGGGTCAGCGACTGGCTCAATTGGAACTTGGACGCCAAACTATTTTGGAGTTCACAATCCAACTACCGCACAAGACGTTACCATTTGGTCAGTTGATCAAGGAACCTCAGGAGCAGGAGTAACAGTTCACCTACTTAAAGGTTCAACATTTTACGCAAGAATTGCAAAAATATCAGTATCTGGAAACGTTACCTTATTGGGCACAACAAATACTCCAGGCGTAGTTTAATATGACACCAGTACTAACATTCGGCCAAAGACAGCAGGCAATGCAAGGTCTACCTTTTTACGGAAAGGCTGACTTTAATTTCGTTGCGTCTAAATCGCCGTTTAGTAATGGTATTGCAATAAAGCTGTTGCCTCTATCTGATCTTTCTAGACCTGCTCAGGTTGAAATTGACGAATTTGAAGAAGAGATAAAAGCCATGAATCGTCAATTTAAGAAGGGTTCAAGAATAAGCGGAGTAAAGGTAAATTCAACTTTTGCTACCAAGGATAAAAATCCACAAGTCGTAATAGGCAATTTCGAATCCCTAAAGATCGATAAGCAAACTAAAACAATTAGAGCATTCATTAGAGATCCTAAAACTCTAAAGACTATTGAAGTCTATCCTGAAACTCTAAATCGCCTAAACGAGTCCAAGTCACATCTAGCGAAAACCTTCCTAGAGTTCGTGATATAATTAACTAAACACTTTAGTAAAAATGATAGAGAAGGATAAAGTCCTAGATGAAGCTGCTGACTTCTTAGAAGAGCAGGATAAAGCCTACGGATTAAACACCGACGTTCCGCCTACAACCGAAGAGAAACCAATCTCTCTAGGCAAAGCCCTAACTCCAATGCTCGAATCAACAATTGGAGGACCTAATGATCTTTTTTGGAAAAACGTTCCGCTAGAGAACCTTCCATCCCAAGGACTATTTTATCCAGAAGATGCTGAGATCACAATTAAAGCCGCAACCGTTTCTGAAATTAGACAGTGGTCAACAATTGATGATGGCGATATGCTAGACATTGATGATAAGTTAAATTACATTATTGAAAAGTGTTGCCGTTTTAAAATTAAAGGAGGCAGATCGTGGTTGTCTTGGAGAGATATTTCTGAATTAGATCGCCTTGCATTAATCTTCATGATTCAGGAATTAACTTTTCCAGCAGATCAAAATTCATTATTTGTCAAATTTGAATGTACGACAGGTTGCGAAGCAGATACCAGATGGATAGATGATGTCAGAATCAAGAGTAACATGCTAAACTTTATTGAATTACCAGCAGAGGTAATGAAGTACTATTCTCCAGAATACAAATGCTTTGAAATTAAATCAGAAAAACTAAAAGAGACTTTCTACTTGTATATGCCGACTATCGGAACAATTGAAAGACTTCGTGCAAGAATTTCAGATTCTAGGAAATCAGGCAAATCACCAGATAAAGCATTTATTGGAGTTGCTCCTTATATTGTTCAAGATTGGCAAGCTTTAAACTTACAGCGGTATAACGATCTAAGTCGAGAATCATTTGCTTGGCATATCAATAAATTCACATTCATTAAGAAATTCACAGAGATGATAGAGGATGCTCGATCATCAATGGTTAATACTCAATGCCCTAAGTGCGGAAACAAGGTCTCAACGCCTCTTTTTTCGCAGTCCGGCTTCACGGTCAAAGATCTTTTCCTTATTTCAGGCGGACTTGACGAACTTATTTGAGATTAACCGAATTCTTGCCGTGAAGCTTAACCAATCATTTAATACGTTATATGAATTGCCGTATTACGAATACTGCCAATATTTAGATTTCTTAATCAAGGATTCTGGGTCAACAAATAACGAGAAATTCGAGTTGGATCCAGGAGATGCAAATCAATAGCCTTGTTGTGGGTCTTAATAAATAACAAAAATAGTCGAGACAATTGGCAGATTACATAATTAGACCAGCCTTTCTTACTGCATACCGAGATGCTACCGCTAAGCTAAATAAAGATTACTCAGCTGGAGCAGAAGCGTATGACAAGGCCTATGAAGACCTAGAACAATTAATTTTTCCCTACCTTGGATCGACTCCTGAACATAGAGAGCAGTGGATTAAACTTGTACATGCGTACTTTAACAAAACTCAAGGAGGTTTTTGGTATGCAACTTCAAAATGGAAAGACATACCTCCCACTAGCGTGTTAACTGCGTCAGACTCAAAAAGTGTTAGAAGCTACTTTAACGTTCTTGCTGGAAATCCTTCATTCAAGTTTATACAAGGTGGATCCAGCATAGATTCAGTTGACCTGTTCAATAAGCTTAGAGAAGATCTATTTCATTTATTGGAAGATTCACCAATTATTGTCAAATCCATATACTCGCTAGCAATAAATTCCCATGTAAAATGGCAATCAGTTAATAATTCAACAGTCAAACTAGATGATTCAGTTTTAACTGATCACTTTAATTCAATGTATAATCAGGTAACAGGTTGGTTACTTGACTTCTATAAAGGAGAGCCCTTATATTCAAAGAATGGGGCAACCGTAGCAAAGGTTAAAAAATTAATCGCAGATAAGTCTGTTGTAAATCACATTAAAGTATTAATGGAACAGGGGACTACTTCTAAAAAAGGAGTTGACAATTCTGCGCTAAAAGCAAATAACTTTCCGGTTATCGAATTTATTATTGAATTTGAAAACCGCTTTATATTTGAGTCCGCTGCATATTCTGAACTTAAACCTAGTCAAACTTTACTAAGTCTCGTTGAGAAATCCGGTGCGCCCGCTCAACCGACTCCTGGTAACGTATTGTCTACTCAATCAGCAAAAGCTGCACCGGCCAGTTCATCTGAACCTACTGTTAAAAATACCGGCTTAAACACAGAAGGAATCGCTGAGGCTCAAGTTGAGGAAACTTCTCCAGAAGTTGCGGTTACTACTCAAACGAACCAACCTAAACTTCCAGAAAACCAAAGTACTTCTGACAAACCTGTAGCCCCTAAGGTTGAAAATCAAACGAATCAAACCTCAAATACCCAAGTTGGTGATCAAATTGCGCAGAACGTAACAAATCAGTCGTCTGTTCAAAATACCACAGTCAATAATTCTATACAGCCATCGACTGGCTCAGACGTGTTGTCTGCTGCTAGCGTTAAACCATTATCAAATGAGGCTGCTAGAAGCCAACTGTACATAAGTCTACAGGGTGCAAACTGGAAAGAAAGTTTAAAATATAGAACCGAACTTCTTAAACTTGATGAGGCCAAACAGGTTCAAATGGCTCAAGCCTTTGCTAAAGATCCTGGAACTTTACCTGATATTATTGCGGTTCTCAATGGAGAACGTAGAAAATTTAAGATGGAGACTGAGGAGAAGAAGACCAAGACTAGGGAAGAGAAGCTTGAGAAGAGCAAGAGAATACTAGAAGAGGCTGAACTCAAGAAAAAGGAATCTACTGTCACTATTGGAAAGCCGTCAGACGTTGTTGCTGGCAAAACTGATACAGCTGAATCTCCTGAAATTGATAAAGACGACTCTGCAGATCAGCCAACTAAAACTGAGACGAAATCACCGACTGCTGATCTAGTAAAAACCGAATCAAAAACTTTACTTAAGGGAGATCAGGCAAACAATATCATTAACCCTCCCAATAAAACGGAAGCGGCAGTTGCTCAACTCGGAAAAACAATCATTCAAACTTCTGCAAGTACCGCAACCGAAATTAATAAAGCAGTTTCAAATATTAAAACTGCAGAGTCTAGCACAGTAAATAATTCAAATTTAAGCACAGTAAATAATTCAAATTCAGTTAATCCTACCGCAAACCAGTCTGATCCTGCTAAAAATACTGATGAAACAAAAAATCAGGAAGCAAATGCTGGATCCGGCTTATCTGAATATTATCTACATGCAATATATGATGCCCTAGTCGGCCAAGGAATTAAAATTAGAGTTTAATATGAAATACACAAACGAATTAAGAAAAATTGTGTCTGATTATTCTAGAATACGAAAATCACTAGAATCATTGGAAGAACAGACTAAGCAGCTAACCATTCAGAAAAATCAAGTTGAGTTGGAGTTAGCTCAAATACGAGAAGACGAGACTCTCCTAATAGATAAAATAAAGACTGAGACTGGACAGGTTCCAGACTTTTATAAAATTTTACAAGACCTAAATGAAGAATCTATTATCGGTGCTTAATACTAATTTAAAGTACATCATGGCAGCAATAATCATTCTGCTTATTTTGCTCTCTTTGAAACAATGCAGCAAAGCAGACGATTTGGCTAGAGAAAATGCCTCTCTTAAGCAAAAGGCTGAAATTACATCAGGTAACGTTGAAGTCCTAAAAGATTCAATGCACTATTGGAAAGATCGTGACAATAATAACTTATCTGAAATAAAGATTCTATCAGCAGATAAGGACATGCTAAAATCAGAGTATCGAGAATTAAATTCAAAATTTAAAGACTTAGTACACGATAATAACAAGAATGGCGAACTTATTGCATACTTAAACACACAAATTAAATTTAAGGATCGTGAACTTGCTAATTTAAAATCAGCTACTAGCACAGAAGGCGGCAGCAAAATTCTAAATGACTCAACTGTCCTAATTGATATTTTCAAAAAATATGATACTCTAAATTATTACTCAGTAACTGGAACAGTTTTTACAAAGCTTAAAGACAATAAAATCCAGGCTGGAAAAATAGATTTAACAACATCAGTTAATATGGGAATTGAATTAGGTATCGCAAGAGATCCTAAGACTAAGATTGCAAATATTACAACAAAAACAGCGTTTCCTGCAAAAATACAATTAAGCGGAATAACTCAAATTGAGCAACAGCTTAATAAAAAGCCTAGCGGATATTTAGGTTTAAGTATCTTTGGTGGATACGGTGCAACTTTACAAAATCCAGTGATCCTAGCTCCAATGATTGGAGTTGGCGTATATTACTCGCCTAGATGGTTAACTATCAAATTACACAATAGATAAAAATGAATTCAAGTTTCATAAACCTATCAGATTATTGCGTTCTAGAATATAGATCAACCCCATTGGGCGATCCAAATCCGTCAATATTATCGTCTGACTATTTCTTAGTTGACAATAAAAACGTAAATACTCTTCAAATCTATAATACTGACGGATATTCAGATATCACTCATAATTCTAGAGACCTAAGCGTCATTTCAGTTGGTGGATCTAAAGCAATCTACAACGATATTACCCTTATTCCAATCTATACTCAATATGATCCGCTTATTACTGAAACGCAATTATCATCGAGTCTAAGCGCTAATGTTGTAATGGACACAGTTAGGGTCCATTTTGCGTCAGGCTTTAATTTCACAGAAGTAGAGAACATCATTATTGGAGTAAAGCACAAGCTTAACGATCTTGGTCAAATGCAATTAGCCAATGTCCTACTAGACGCAGCAACTGCTCAATCAATTTTTACATATAACACTCGTCCATTATTTTTAGCAAATACGATCTATGACAGATACGTAGATATTAAAATTCCATCAGTTGCATGGTTAGACGAAGATTTTACTCAATTCGGAGATGCATCTTTTGAATGGGCTATTACTGGTGGAATCGGATTTATTAAAGGAGCTCCTCTATCGGTTTTCCTAGCTGAGGCAACTTACGAAGAATACAATGCTCCAAATAACGTAACCTACGATCGCTATCAAATAGTTAACTATTACGAGGGATCAGTTTCACAAGTCAATAAATTTGATGGGTTAGGCTGTCATTTACAAGAAGCAACAGATGGAGACTATTTAGAGTTCTTTGCAACCTGGAACGGTGCTTTCCCAGACGCTTTAATCGATACTCTAAATGATAGTGGGCCAGATCAAGATTGGTTCTTTACTCATCAATTAGAAGTATACGAGCAAATTGGCTCAGAGCTAGTTCCATCCGGTAATATTATTGTTTATCAAGAGAACACATTTGATCAAGTTCTAACATACCGACCTATTCTAAAAGAAGCCGGTTTTGCAGTATCAATGTCGATTGACTATACACTACGTCTAATTAATAGAAAGAACGGAGACCAAATAATTAGAACGGGTTCACTAAGCGTGATCAATCCAAATAAGTACGGTAAATCTCTTGCAAAGATTACTCTACCCGAAGGCCCACAGTCTATGAAAGTCTACAATAAAATTGTACAAAAGAACTTTGAGACTGGCAGTATCTTTGCTCCAAAATCTACTCAAGTTGATGCTGGAACACCAGTTACGACTGAGGTAATTACTAAAACGGTTGAAGTTAAGATCCCAGAGTACATACCGATAAAACAGTCCTCAATCAAATTGAGCCAGAAAAATGCGCTTCACCGAACTGGCGATGCAACTGATCAAGTAATTTATGGACAAGGAAGAATGACGTTACCAATTGATCCAACTGATAATGTTATTAAATTTACGGTGTATCAAACGGATCCAAGCAAAGCAACAAATCAGACAAAGGTTAACTTAAACAATAATAGCGAATTTAGATTAAATTTCGGAGAAGGTTCAGAGTTCGCTTTTTCAACAATAGTAGATGATACTCTAACTAACCCAAGTCTAGGAGAAATTGCATTTAGAGTCCCTAAGGATCAAGCTAAATTGATTTTAGCCTCAACTGATGCACTATTTACAATTACTCTAATTTCAAAAGCAGACGGTACAGAATCTCTCCTATACACTGGAAAATGGACTTCTTCTGCGAATTATGCTGACGTAATTTCAGCTGGAGAAGATGCAGCAACCGCTGCTGGTAACGAGGAGCTTATCGCAGCACTTAGTGCCCAGGTGACATCGTTAACAGAGGCCAATATAACTCTGCAGACCCAGTTACGTAAACGTAATAAGGTAAGAGATGAACAGGTTTCATATATTAATGCTGCAGCAGCAACCTCGTTCAACAGAGAATAAAATAACAATAGTCGTTCATAGATAAATAAAGTTAGCGAACGTGCCAAATAAATAACAAAAAAAGACACCCAGTTCAATGAACAGTCTCATACAAGAATTAACCTTAGAGCTAAAATCTAACCCAAACGTTAAGGATAGCGTTGCAGTAAAAGTTGTGCTCGAATCTATAAACAACTCTACACTATTAGGAGTTCCATCTGAAGAAATTTTAGAAAATTCCCTAGTAACTCTATCTGAGCTAGCTACTGCTACTTTAAATGAAAATCTTAAAGAAGTCGTTGCTAAATTTAGAAAACTTGGAGAAAAACCAACTCAACGCCTTCAGAATATGGCAAAAGAGGCTGGGCTATCTTTAAAAGTAAAGGCTCTTAAAGAATCTAAATTATACAAAGATCCAACTTTCAAATACACAATTTCGTTAATTGAACAGAAACTAGCTGCTCTTCCGGAATTTAGAGTAATTGGTACCGTTTTGGAAAGCTTAGGTAAATACTCTTATAACAAGAATGTTATGTCAACTTTGACTGAGCTAACAGAATACGTTAACGAAAATCGTGCAAAGTTAGAAGTTATTAATGCAATCTTTGAAATGAGACAAACTGGCGCAGTACTTTACCGCGAATCAATCATTGAATTAGAAAACTGTCTTTTAGAAAATACTTTCTCAGCTGACGTAATTAAAATGAAATTGCGTGGAAAACCATCAATGCCTACTGTTACTCGTTTGATTAACACTCTAAGCATGGTTGAGGCAAAGGATCAAGGTAAATTTAATATCGGTGTAGGAAATGGTGACGCTAAAGTTAAGTCAATAATCGCTCCGTTCTACAAAATTTCTGAATCAGCAGCAATTGTTTACGTTGATAATAAATTTATCAAATTGCAAGAAGATCAAGACCCTTCACAAGTTACGGCAGAAGAAGTTGCAGAATATCCAGATTTCTTTGAAGTATGTGAAGCTTTCGCAGCTTTAAATTTCCAAGAGAAAGAAACTGAAATCGTATCTAACGGTAGAGGTTTAAAGGTTTCATTCGCAATCAATGAATCAGGTAATCTATACTTAAAAATCAACGGTTCAATTGTTGAAGACTTAAGTAAAGTTGAATTATCTGAAATCTTCTTAATGGAACAGATCGAAACTCGTTCTAAATTAACTACTCTATTCAGAGGATTAGACATGATCGTTAACTTAGAGTTTGCTAAGAAATTAGTAAATGAAAGACTAAACGCAGATTCTATTGTATTTACAATGGGCGAAACTCTATACGTTTTTGAAAAATACGCAAACAACCGTATTATCAAGAAAATGGAAGGCCTAGCATTCCACAATTACGTTATGGAAAATTTCAACTATGACGTTAGCGAGCTTTATGCAATTGAACTTGAAGAGCGCGAAAAAAATCTTCGTAAAATTGACGAAGAGAAAAAATTAGTTGAGAAAGACCTAGCTAAATTGGAGAATTCAATCACCCAATTAGAAGAGGCTCTTAAAGATTCAAGTCTTTCAGCTGAATATCAAACACAGCTTGGCGATTTAAAAGTTTCAATTGAGAAAAATGTAAATTCTCTAAGAAACCATTACATCTCTTTAGATCAGTCCAAAAAAAAAGCTTAAATGAGTCTGAGGATATTACTCTAGTCTCAGCAATGGCCTCTAAATACAAAGTCGGTAATCGAATTGTATTGAATGACGGTCGTTCAGGCAGAATAGTTGGGACTGACCCAATTAATGGAGTTTATCAAATAATGACTGCTGACAATAAAATGCTCAGAGTCAAAGGTGCTGATATCGAAAAACTTGAAAAGCCAAAGGATACTGATTATCAACTATCTGGTGTAAGCCAAAGTGACGATAAGAAACTTTCTATTCAAGATACTCCATTTGATTTAGACCAAGATAAGTAATTGTAGTATAATAGTCTAAACACTATTTAGACAATGGCAGACGTATTATGCTCGATTGAAGAAGCTCGCGAAGCAGGCACCCTTCAAGTTTTCGAAAAGAAAACAAAATATCATGAATATCAATTTCTAGTTCGTTCAGAAGATGAAATAAAGTTCAATGTATCTCAAAATATCTCAATGAAGCCGACTGGCGGAGAGTATTTTAAGCCCCTATTTTTACCCCACTATGCACAGGACGGTAATCCATTAACTCTTGAAGATCTTAATCAAGAAGATACATGGTTAGACGCAGGTGCTCATATTGGTATCTTTGCAACTCGTTTGCTAACCCAATTCCCAAAAATCAAGAAAGTTTACTCTTACGAACCGTTTCATAATAATGTCGAGTTTGCTCAACAAAATTTAGAAATGAATGGAGTACAGGGCCGTTGCGAGATTATCGAAAAGGCGATTGTCCCAGGCCATGAATCTGAAGTAGAGTTCTTCTTATCACAAGATTCAGGTAAACACTCTGTCCATCCAGTAAAAGGTCGTAAGGTTGTAACTGTGCCGGCTGAAAATATCAATGACGTATTAAAGAAAGTCAATTGTGTCAAGATGGATATTGAAGGTATGGAATACGAGATGATCAAGTCAATTACTGACTGGAGTCATATTAAACTATTCATTGTTGAATACCATTTTCATTACAGCTGGCTATTGGAAAATCGTTCTGAGAAATTTAACGAAGTAATGTCAATTATGGAAAACAATTTCGACAGAATTTTTGTTAACCGCAGTGCTGGAACAAACAAGCATTTTATTACTCACTTTGCCGGATTTAAAAACGTGTAAATGAGCCCATTCGAACTACTTCAGGAGATTTATCATGACGACCCTTGGAAATCCCAAGTATGTTGTATTCTCCTGAACTGTACTAGAAGAGTACAAGTGGACGGAATTAGAGCTGAACTTTTTGAAAGGTATCCAACTGCAATAGCAATGTCGCAGGCAGATCCTCAAGAATTATCAGAACTACTTCGTCCACTTGGTTTTTATAATCGCAGAGCGAAAGCTCTAATCCGATTTAGTACTGAATGGTCTGAATCGGATTGGCAACATCCACGAGAATTATACGGAATTGGTCAGTATGCCGCAGACTCTTGGGATATTTTTTACAATAACAGAATTGACATAGAACCAAATGACGGTGTTCTAGTAAAATACGTATTATGGAAACGAACAAAGCACTCTACGCCTATTTTGGCCAATTAGGAATATTCGACGATAACATTCCAGGTCATACTTTTTATCAACTCGGATTAATTGACGAACTCTCAAAGAAATACTCAGTTGAAAAATTTGATTTTGTAAATTATCTACATACTGATGGAGACTCGCTACTGCGAACAATGTTTCCAAATGATAAATTAGGCGAAGTCTTTAATAAGTTCTCAAATAAATTGCTCGAGACATATCAAATAGGCCAAAGCCAAGTCATTGAAAATATTCGAAATAAGAAATATTCAAAATTATTCTTAAAGGCTCGTTTCAGAAATCTTTCGACTCTACAAAAGAAATTAAGAGATGCTGCTTATTTTGAGAGAATTATCGAACTTGCCCTTAGCTCAGGATATGATCCAGCTGATATCGTTATCCTAGACACAGATCTTTCCCTATCTCCAAGTTTTCTGCGTACGATTTCAGAATTAGGCATAAGTCGTCAAATTCCATCAATTACAATGCCAGGTTGCAGTAAAGAATTTATGGACGCATGTTTAGACGTACATGAAAAATTCTCAAATAAGGCTCCAAACTATATCATGTATTATGGAAACTTATCATTTGATAATTATAAAGAAGGTCATTCCAAGAATCCAATCATCAATGATATTATTTCTGAAATTGACAGCACTAGCAAATTCGACGGTAGCCCGTTTAGCATGATGGTTGCTGCAAAATCTGATCAAACTTTGGAAAACTGGATTGGCAACCTTACTAGAGTCTCACTATGTCCAAGAGATAACCGAACTAGTATTTGGGAAAATATGCAATTTGCGCAAGTCTCAGTAAATGTCAGCAAAGATCTATATCTAAAAGAAGGATTTATTCCAGCAAGAGTTTATGAATCGGTCATTTTTGGAACAATTCCAGTTTCATATAAAGATTCAAGATTTCATCCAGCAATGTCATTTGAGACAGTTGACGATTTCTTCGAAATCTGTAAATTTATATCAGATTGCTCTCGTGGTGATTACTATAAAATTCTAACCCAAATAGCTAGTCGTCTCTAATAAATAATAAAAAGTGACTAGTTTTAATGAAATACATATCTTCAGCAGAGGAGTTCTTTGGTACTAACGAAGACCCTAGAATAACTTCTCTACGAGAATCAATAATGGCTGTCCCAGTTGAACTTTGGGAAAACCTAAGTACTCTCACCCTAACTCAATACTCTCCACGTACCACACAGGAAGCAGATGCTATCCTAAATCATCAACTTGAATTATTAGATAGATTCGACACAATCGAAGAGGCTAATGCTGCAGAAAATCTCCTAATTCAGTATGGCTACAATCCAGTCTTCTTAACTCTAGAAGGCTCATACCGAGACACTCTAAACAGTGTTAACTCCATAAACGAAGGTTTATTAGGTATGATTAAGGATTTTGTAATGATGATGACCGAAGGAGGTTCAGCAATCGGGATCCTACAATTCGTCCTAGACATTATTGGACTTATTCCATTCTCTTGGGCAGGTATTCCAATTGACACCGTCGCTAACTTATTAAATGCAGCAATCTCTTTCTATCGTGGAAATTATCTAATTGGTTGCCTTAACTTAGTTATTGCAATTCCAGGATTCGGCCAAGTAATTGGTGGAACGCTAAAGGGTATTATCAAGCCTTTTGCAAAAATCGGAGAAAAACTATTTGCAGTTTTATGGAAAGGCGAAACTGCTGCAATTAAAGCAGAGACAATGGCTTTCAAAACTGGCGCTCTTGAAATTGATGCAGCCGCGAAAGCATCAGGTGGAATTATAGAAACCATGGGTAAAGCACTAAGAGGGCTTGGCGAATTTATTACAACCTCTGCTCTTAAGGTGATTCGTGGAATTGCTGATTTTATCGGAACCGCAATCAATAAAGTAAGTTTTGGACTTATTCCAAAACCTGCTGGACTAATTAAATGGATCGATGAGCTTGCTCTAAAGATGACATCTTTTGGAAAAGGCGCGACTGAAGCTGGCGAACTCTTAATGAAAGAAGACGCTAAAATTGTTGCAAGTGGAGAAAAGGCTGCAGTTGCTGCAACCGATGCTTCAAAAGCTGCTGGTGTTGTCACGGCTGATGCTGAGAAAATCGGAGCAAAATTTGCCGATATTCCAGGATTTAATAAAGCAATGCAGGCCGAGATTATTATGTCAGACGGCTTCAAAGCGATTATGAAGAATGGCGCGTCTGACTCAATTCAAAAAATGTACATTCAAGGTGCAATGACCGAAAAATTAGTTGGGAATATCTTAGCTAAAGAAGGTCAAATCAGTGGAAAGAGTTTAAGCGAATTGCTAAAATCTCCAGAAATCGTTGCTGAACTTAGCAAGTCTGGCTCAAAGATTGGTGACAAAGCTTTAGCTGACGCAATTAAAGCTGGTGATTCAACTGCCGTATCTAAAATATTAGACGAGGTAATTACAAATCCGAAACTTAATAAATTGGTCTCGCCTAACGTTGCTAAGACTGCCGCTATATTTAAAGAAGCACCGGAACTCCTAATTAAAGGAACTCAAAATCTTGGAAAAATTCAGGCGGATCTTGCAAAATTTACGGGTAAACTTGCCTATCGTGGAATTAGCGGTAGAGCTTTTATAGTATTCATTCTTAAGGCTTTCCTAAAGGGCAGCAGCTGTGCTCAATATCTATTAGCTGGCAGTCCAGAAGACGCGCTAAATAAAGTTAAATCGACTGCTGCTGATAAAGCCGGCGAAATTACCTTGAATTTAGCAGCAACAAACGAAATGCTATCAAATATTGTAATAGAGACCGAAACTTCATATATGGAAAAGGTTGGAAGCGAAGTAACTCCAGAAGATCTTGCAAAATTTAAAGAGGCAAATCCTGAAGGCTATGAAGCTCTAATGGGACAAATAGAGAAGACTAAAGAAGATACTCACAAATTAGCAGAAGACATAAAAACTTCAACTAATCCATGTTTAGGAAGTGCTTCAGTTGCTCAAGCTGCAACTGGCTGTGTAATTAAACAGCCACATATTGATTCAAGTAAGCCGGTTACGAATTTAACAACTCCTGAAGAATGGGAAGAATCTGGACTTAATGAATATGAAGCAAGTATCCTAAAACAATTAGGCGAAGACTCTAATATTGATGCGCAGCATCCATTAAGCGAAGCAAATCCATTACTTAAAGCCTACTTCTCAGATGTTTACATTGACAATGGTTCAAAGGGATCGTACTATCCAAACGAGTCAAGCGAGTCTAGGCTCGATGCAACGCTAGATAAGATGGAAAAGGCTGGAGAAATAGAATCAACTGATAAATCTAAAATCCGATCAGAAGTTCTAACTCACTGGAACGAAGACACCGTGCCATCTGAAGCATTGCTTCACATAGGCGATAACAGTCTAGAATTAAAAGAATCATTTTTCAAGATTGGTAAATTAATCACCCGTAGATAATGATAAAGAAATTTGACGATTTTCAAGTATACGATACTTATTCAAAACGAATTAAACTAATTGGTGAAAATCATGATATGCCGGAACTATACGGTGATGATGATTCAGAAGTAGCAGTCGAAGTTTCGCCAAATGATTTTTCAACTCATCAAGTTTTCAGTAGACTTGCAGGCTCTCCTTTTATTCCAAAGGCTGTTTCCAATAAATTTGGAGCAAGGAAATTAAAGACACCAATTACAGTAGTTTCTCCAATTTCAGAAATCAAAACATTTCAGACATTTAGACACGTAAATACGACTCCTATTCCAAAGGGCTCACTTTACTTTACTAAACCTAAATTCGAAAATCAAATTCAAATAGCTGCACACCGTGGTAAAATATTTGGAGCTCGACAAATAATTGACGGTACACCAGTTCATTTAGACATGGACCGATTACCGTATCGTGATCAGCTTAACGAACTTACTGAATCAATAAATTCAAAAATTAACTCTAATTTTAGTAGATTCAGAATTGGACTCGGAGAGTCTGGTCCGGTATTATTAGCGATGGAGAATTTTAAATTAAATCGGCCTGAACTAGTTGATCTATATTTTAGAGTATTCGAATCGTATATTGGACCTCTTCCTACTTGGTACAAACATAAAATCCAAAATAATTTTGTCAAAACTTATCTAAATGAGTATATTAATAGAGAAGAAGTTTTGAAAAAATGCCCATACATTCTATAAATGCTATTAGTTAACGTACAAGAAATTGGCTCGATCGACCGAGCTCTAAAGGTTTTAAAAAAGAAATTCAGTAAAACTAAAACTCTAACTGAGTTAAGAGATAGAAAAGAATTTAAGAAGCCTAGCGTTAAGCGTCGAGACCAAGTAAAGAACGCAATATATCGTCAACGATTTCTAGATAATAATTCAAATGATTGATACTTTCGATAATTTCACAAAGCCTAAGAAGCGATCTGATTCGGCAGGTATTGCAATAGTTTATACACCAGCTGACACTCAAAAACCTATGATCCTATTGGTGCATCCAACTAATTCAAGTTGGGTTAAACCCACTATGGGAATTCCCAAGGGAAAAATGGAAGATGGAGAATCTCCAGAAGAAGCAGCGTTTCGCGAAACATTTGAGGAGACAGGTCTTCGGATTCGCCAAGACCAAGTTGAACCTGCCATACAAACTGCCGAAGTTTGGAGCGGGACTAAATTCAAGAATAACATTCATTATCTGGTTTGCAGAATCTCTGAGCTATCTGAAATCGGCTTGACTGGCTTACGTGTTCCAAAAGAACAACTTCAGCTTGAAGAACTTGACTGGGCAGGTTTTATGGATGTCGAAGAGGCATACACACACGTTTCTGCGTCCCAGCGCATAATTTTAGATCGCCTTCGCTAAAACTTGCGAATCTTTTTGAGTAAAATTTACTAAACAATAATTTATACACATGACAGAACAAAACACCCTTGTTACAGACGCTTTGATCGAAGACGTTGCAGTAACTATTGAACAGCCTACTGATGAGGCAATGGAACAACCGACCGAAGAGGTAATGGAGCCAAGCATTGACATGGAAATCCCACAAGAAGAAGGAGGTATTCCAGAACCAGTTGAAGAACTAAGCGAAGTTCAAAAATTGATTAACAAACGTACTGGCTATTGGGCAGTAAACTTGGAATTAGCTGATCTTAAATGGATCAAAAATCAGTGCAATAGCAAATTTGAATTTAATGGACCGAATGAAGCGTTCATGATGATGAATTGCTATTTAGGTTTTGCATCAACGGTTGCTCGAATTGAACAGGCGGTTAAGTTAAAACTTGAAGCAGAAGCTCCAGCGGTTCAAGCGTCAGCTATCGAAGCCTGCGCTCTATTATTGAATCGTTACAGAGGTTCAGGATTAGAAGCAGCACAACGAGTATTTAGAATTGCAGTTGCGTTAAATAGTTCAATCATGGAAATGAAAGAATTAGACGATCAAATTGCAAAATTAAAAGAAGAAGAGTCTAGCCAAGCGCAAGCTTAATTAGACATTAACTTAAAAAGAAAAGCCGCTTTATTGCGGCTTTTTTTGTTTATCTAGTAAGTGCTTAGCGTATTCGACTGGTCTTTTAATAGCAGTCTCTCTAATATCCGGTAAGATATGAAATAGGTTTCTACCTGGGACAGAGTTGACCTCAATTAGATGAACTCTACCTCCTTGATCAATTAGGAAATCTATACCGACTTCTCCAATTGGCCCGACTTTACTGTCTAATATCTCAAAAATCTCCTTTGAGTAATTTCTAATCGATTCAGCAATTTCTCCATTCATGTCTTGATTAAACAAGGTTCCCAATACATTTCCTAGAGTTTCTCGACTTCCGCCTTGGTGTAGATTTGCTGTAACCTTATTTGGTGCAGCAAGCCTTACAGCCATACCTGTACGTAGAGGACTTCCGCCCTTGCCCTTTTGATAAATTACGCGAACGTCAAATACTCCATTATTGTATTTAGGCAAGTCAATGCACTCTTGAATAATATAGAGTCTCTTGCTAGCATTCATCTTTTGACGAATTTCATTAAGTTTATTTAGCAATTCTGGTTCCTGGCACTCTATTGAATTTTCCTTATAATTGATTCCATAACCTGAATCCGATTTAGAAAGTTTGATTATGCCATGCCCACCTGAACCAAATCTAGGTTTAAGAATAGCTGATGGATGTTTTTGCAAGAATGGAATCAATTTTGAATCGCTGTACTTCTCAGTATGAGGTAAGCCCATTCCGTCAATTGAATGATCTGCTAAATTTTGATACATTAAATGCTTGTCTAGCGCGAGCTTTCTAAACTCTGGTGAGTTTAATGGAGTGCAACCCATCGAGCATAGAGCTCGAGTATTTGAAGTTTTACCAGCACCGTCTTTCTTTCTGAAACTTCTATCGTAAAATACAGAAGGTAAAGCCTTTTTTGATTCATGCCAGTCATCTCCGTCCAGGCTCCAAGCAGTCACTCCTTCTGGTGAAAACTCTGTAAACACAAAGGCATCCATGCCTCCAGCTTGAGCTTCTTCCATCAGGCTCTTAAAATATCCAGTCTGTTCTCCAAATTTAGACTTTTTACCCAGATCACCGAGCACACCAAAAGATGCAGTATGAGCAGGTTGTGCAGAGTATTGAGCAAATTCAAATAAGTATTTCATAGTCTGTATTATTTATTAGAGTAGCTGCCCTATAATAAAGTGGACACTTGTCACGAATAAATAATCTTACAAATTATAAAAAGGTGAAAGCCAACAAAAAACAAAGAAATAAATGAAAAGTTTTAAATCATTTGACGACTTTATTAACGAAAGCTATACTAAGTCAACTGGAACCAAGGGCACAATGCCTCTAAACGAAGCACTACTCTCATTTTTAACCCCTGATCAAAAATTCAAAGTTGACGAAGATAAGCCGGACGCTAATGCTGGCGAAATCGCTGCATTTCATTTCGTTATGAAAATGGAAACTGAGAATCCAGATGAGGCTAAAAAGAATGCAGCTGATCAATTATCAGCGAGCGCAGTAGTAATGTCAAAGGTCGCAAATAATATCGTATTCATTGCAGTTACTAAAGACAAAGAGCGTTCAGCAACAGGCCAACAAATCTTTAAGGGAATCTTATCTGTTAGAGATGCTTCCAAATACGACGTATCAAAAGCGCAGCCTTTCTTAACTAGTTCAAATGGTAAACTTAAATTATACAAAGCCGAGGACGCTACCAAAATGAATTCCGACCTAAATCCAGTAGTTAAACCAGAGATTATTAAAGTTGAAACTGGAACAAGTGGTTCTTCTGGAACAGCAGGTACGACCGGTACAGCTGGATCAGCCGGTTCTTCTGGAACAGGCGGTACTGGCGGAGTATTTCCATGGGATTGGAAAGACACCGCTGCGGACGATCAAATTTTAAAATACTTAACTGAGAAACTTCTTGCATTTGAGATTGTTAGTAATAAGCAAGACCCAAATCCTAACGGTAGAGCTCTTCAAACCGGAATTAAAGTTTCTAGAGGGTCAAAGGGACAAGAGGTAAAATTCGTTCAACTAATCCTTAAAGAAAAAGTTCTTGCTGAGAAATACGGCGAGGCTGGAAAAAGGGTTCAAGATAAATTAGGCAATCCGGACGGTAATTACGGTCCAAACACAGCAACTGCCTTTGGAATGTTCTTTGATGCAAAAGAAGCTGAACATAATGCGGTCAACTCAAATGATGTTGAATATCTTGCTAAATACTGCACAAAAGTTGGAATAACTCTAGCTCGATTAAAAGAGCTTTGGGAACTTGCAGGTAAAGGAACTAACCCAGTTGTAACTACTGGCGGAACGTCTGGTACTGGTGGTACTGG